ATTATTTATACGTTTTGTTTTAGATAATTTTTTATTATCATATAATCTGAAATAAATATCAATTAAGTCATCATATCTACCGTATTCTTGTATGTTACAAGTTTTAATAAAGTATGAATCTACTTTTGTATTTACTATTAAATTATATAATAGATCTCTAAAAGCATCTCTTTCTCCTATTCCATATCTGACATCTCTTAAATATAATAACCATTTTAATGCATATCTTGGATTTTGCATTAATGCTGGATAAAACATTTCCCATAGACTTTCTTTATTATTTAACATATTTCTAAATTTAGAAACACTAAAATTTATATCTACTAAATAATTTCCTGTTGTAGAATAACATAATGCTCCATTTGTTGTTTTAGTCATTATATTATTTTTCATTCTATCAAAAAAATCCACTATAAAATCTCCTTTTATATTAAATTAGCCGTAGTTTTTTACACTACGGCTTTGATAAATATTCTGGACATATGATATAAATTAATTGTTATGTATAATTTTTGCTGTATATGTCCATAAAGAGGTTATATTCTGAACGCATAGTGTATATTGATTTCTCGGTCTTATAGATGCTTATCATAGTATTATATAATTTTATTGCTGTAAGCGTTCATTTAACTGAGCACATAATATATATTTGATACCATTCAAATTTATTCTTGTAAATTGCTGTAAGTGCTCATTTAATTAATTTAATTGTAAAAATAAAAATAAGAAATAATTATATTATACTTATATTTTATTTTTACAATATATGCGTTTAGCTCTATTAAAGACTTTTACCTTTAATAGAACATATGGCTGTCTAGGCAGGGATCGAACCTGCACCTTTCGGATTAACAGTCCTAAGTACTACCTAATTATACGACTAGACATTATTAATGGTAGCCCCTGCTGGATTTGAACCAACTACTTTTTGAATATGAATCAAACGCTCTAGCCTAAATGAGCTAAGGGGCTATGTGGCGGAGAAGGTAGGATTCGAACCCACGCATGATATCACTATCACCTTACTGTTTTCAAGACAGTTCTCTTAATCCGCTTGAGTACTTCTCCAAATTAGTATAATGTTTTTATACTAATTTTAACATCTAACACTTATATTTTTTGGTGGGCCTACCTGGATTCGAACCAGGGACAAACCGGTTATGAGCCGGGGACTCTACCGCTGAGCTATGGGCCCATGCTAACAGAGATATAAAATATAAATCCACAATTTTATTATTTATATCTCTGCTTAATAAAAATCAATCTCAGATTTTTCTTTATTCGTTTATGTTGACTTCCTATCGTTTTTTTACTGACATTAGATACGATAACTGTGCCGAAAAATTAGATCATAGTATACATTTCTTATAAAAAGAAAATGATCTAACTAAAACCATATAAATAGTTTTAAATAGTGAACTTATATCCCCATAAATAAATTTAGGGGCTTTACGCTCGCATTTAGTAAAGTTAATCTTATACACATTGGCAATGAAAATGATTTTTTTTAATATGTTAAATTCTAAATAGAATTAACAAAAAAGATTTGTCTCATTAGGGATTTTTTTAATGCCATTAACAATATCTAGTTCTATATATAGTTATATCTTATTCCTTATCAGAGTTATGAAAAAAATAGAAAACAAGAATAAAAAATAACTCTGATAAAGAATAAAATGTAGTACATAAAGATCTTTTATTTGTATTACTATATTATAAAAGTTTGTACTAGTATAAACAAATATTAACATCTTTATATCCAAAGATATTAGTATCTTCATATGCACTACATATAGAATAGCACTTTATTTAATAGAAATCAAGTATTATTTTTAAATAATAATAATTATTTTATAATAATCTTACTTTGGCTTGTTGAACACCAAATTTTATAGATTCATTTCGAGAGTCTCCTAAAAATAAATCTATTTTATTACCTTTAATACTGCTACCAGTATCCATGGCTGTATAAATGCCATCATATTTTTTCATACATGGATCGTTAAATGATATTTGAACCTTGCTACCTAAAGGAATTACGTTTGGATCTACAGCAATAACTCGTGCACTCCATACAGTATGTCCAGATAAATCGAATCCAGTTGCTGTTAAACCATATCCTTCTTCTCCTTCATATTTTCCACATTGTTCTGGAGACACATTATATGCTGTTATGGTAAAATCCATTGTTCTAGATCCTCTAGATATTTCTTCTCTGGCTCTTTTTAACTCTTCTTTTAATTTATTATTGTCTTGATTAAGAACTTCTAGTTCTCTTGCTTTAATATCGTTTTCTTTGTTGCGTTCATTAACTTCTAAAGAAGTTTTTTCTATTTCTTGTTTTAATGCTTCAATCTCTAAATTTTTTTGTTCGATTTCTTTTGCATTAAAATAATTTGTTGCTGTTACAGATAATCCTGATGCTACAGTAATAGCTAACATAATAGATGTTATCTTCTTTGTGAAATCTTTGTTCGCTTCAAACATTTAATCACCTTTCCTTTTATGCTGCTTGCGATAATAAAATATATCTTTTACTTTTTCCAATCAAATAATAAATGTCTTTAACATCTCCTTTCATATGTGTTTTTGTATTAACTTTATAATACTCTATAGTTTTATAATCTTCTTTATGCTCATTCCACCATTTCTTTATTAAATCTTGAGCAGGTAGTTTTAGATAACATTGAACAACTTGAACGTTACCTTGAGTTTCTAACCTAAATTGAGTATATTCTGTTTCCTGTGGAATAATTACCTTACATTTAACTTTAATATTTAAAAAATTGCATATATCACATATTAATGCTGTATGTGGATTTCCTGTTTTGCTATAGATTTCTAATTGCTGAGCTAATTCCATTGGAGTAATGGCTCCTTCTGCTATAGGAGTAATCATTTTACAAGTAATATCTTCTATTAGTCTATTATTTTCTTCTTGTTTAATTTCTAAGATGCTCATTTTGTTATCTTGTTGTTCTAACTTATCTATTAATGCTCTAAGACCATCATAAAGAGTGTTAAAGTTATTTTTAATACTGTAATAAAAATAATCTACTAATCTTTTTTGAATATCCCATGATAAATCATCATAGAAGCATTTACATATATTTAAATATCCTTTAAAAGTTAATAGATGAAATTTAAAATTATTACTCTTTGGTAAATCTCTTAAAGTATTATATCTTTCTTCTAATAGTTTTTTACCTTTGTTTCCACTAAAATAATAATAATCTATTCCTTCTAAAAAATGTTTTTTATTCCTTTGAAAGTTTCTATATGTTGTACCTGATTCTTTTCCATGTAAAATATCTACAGCAAAAAATGGTAAAACTCTCTCGTTGTTGTACTCTCTTACAGTAAAAACAATTTTATCATTCAATACAAAATTTTCCATGTTATTTTCTCCCTTTATAATATTAATTTTATTTAGTACAAATTAAACTAGCAATTGAATACAAAACTTTTGTTTGATCTTTAAGTTTATTAATAATATTACAATCTTTTTCTAATGTTTTATTCAAATAATCTGTCCATGGAATAAACTTAACTTCATTAATGTGATATTTTCTTTTAATGTACATTTTTTTCATAACATAACCTCTTTTTTAAATAAATTCTAACTATTATCTGCTTATCTTTTAAAGATTTAGATAGTTTATTTATAATAAGTGAATGAACATCTTCTTTTTTTAATTGTCCTAATCCACAGCCTAACATTGGAATTGATATGCTTTTAATATCGTATTTATAGATAGCTAAAATTAAAGCATCTAATCCTTTATCTATAAACGATAATTGAGAACTATTTTTCCAGTGTATTTTAGTAGGAAAATTAATAATTATCTTATTCTTTTCCTTAAAACAACACAATTTGCCTATAGACAAATATCCTTTGTTACAACTATCTTTATAATGTTTATACATATTTGGATATTTAGTTTTAAATTGTTTTGCTAAACCTGCTCCCATAATACCAACACAATTAACAGCGTTAACTAACGCTTGAGAATCAGATTCTAAAATATCACCTTTTTTATATTCTATTTGCATATAAAACTCTCCATTTATTATTAACATAACATTATAACAATTATAAGCAACAAAATTATTATCCATGGATTTTCATATACTATTGCTATTAAAATAGGGAATAATATAAGTATCACAAATATTGAAAAGATGAATAAAAAAATACTCATTATAGGAAATAGTATAGAAAATACAATAAGTGTTAATATTACTATTCCTATTACTAATAATGTGCACTTCAATATATCTATTAAGTCCATTGTTTTCTCCTTTATCTAATATAGTAAATATATATTTATTTTTTTGTTTTTGTATAAATTTCTCTACCTATAAGCGACACGATAATAGGTAATCTTTTAATCACAAAAACAATACATAAAATTGGCATAAATAAAACTGCTAAATAAGTATACTTATTTAAATTATTATCTATTTTAATACGAACATATGAACCTAATACAATTACTAAATAAAAAAAGCATACTATTACAATAATTTTATCAGCTAACATTTTTTCAACTCTTTTCTTTTATTTGTTTAAAACATATATAGTTAAATAGTTATATTTTGTTACTCTTATAAAATCATATTCTTGTAGTAATTTTATATTCTTTTTTATAAGATATTTTGATAGTTTAAGATCACTAAAAATATCTTTATTGGTTTCACTTATTAATATACCATTATCAGATATATTTTCAATATGTTTATAAATATCATATGCTTCTTGTGATATTCTCATTATGCTATTATAATTATTGATTTTTCCATAGATATCTTCTATTTGCACTAATAGATCGTCATACAATTTTATTTTATCATCTATTAAAGATAACTTTTGTATTATAATATTTAAATCATTGTTTAACTTTTTTATGTTACATAAATTTTGTTGTTTTACTTGTTCATTAATAAGTTCAAGATTAAAACTTAAAGATAAATTATTTATATTTTTTGCTCCTATTAACTTAGATCTACATTCTTTTATATAATTTTCTATCTTTTCTATTTTTGCTTTCATTATAATACTCCATTAGTAACAATAATTTTTTTGAGATAAGATTGTATAAACACTATTATTATCTTCTAAAACAGTATTTAAAACATCAAAAGTATCTTCTACTATTGTATCACTATTAGAATGTTCTATATCTAAAAGATATATATAGCTATTTTCAATTAATGATAAACTTAATTCTTTAGGAAAAAATTGATATTTGTTATATAAATCATTTACGCAATAATCATTTATACTTATAATTCGTTTTTGATTATATGTTAATTTTAATAAATCAATTGATTCTGGTAAAATTTCTTCATAAATATCTTTAAAATAATCTAATGCATTGGGACCATCAATTATTTTTTCACATGAATCAAGATATCCAGATAATGTTTTATTTTTATTTAATAGGATTAAAGATGATATATCTTGTTCTACACAATTCTCTTTAGGTTTTCTAAAAACATTAAATACATCTAATTGTTCAATTTTTTCCATATCAATTTTATGATTAATGGATAAAAGATATTTAGTTCCATAGTTTATAGACATTTTTATTTCTCCCTATCTTCATCAAATAATGGATTTGTCTTAAAATATTCCTCAACGGTTAAGCCATCAATTTTAGCAATACCGTCTTCTGATTTTTTATTTGGAATATTATACTCTTCTAATAGCTCATCTAAAAGTTCAAAAGCTTTTTCTGTTTCTTTATCTGTTAATATTATTTGCATCTACTAATTCCCAATCAAAACCACATTCATTAAAAAATTCATCTCTTGCTATTTCTTCTGCCTCATCTTCTGTAATATCATTATCTACTTCAATTTCTAATTTTGTAGTCTTCCCAATATTTTTATAAATATAAACTTTTAATATTTTCATTTTTACGTTTCCTTCCTATTTTTAAAGACAACCGCCACAGCAACCTTTTTCTATATTTTTATTAATTACGTCTTCAATTTCTTTTTTGAATGGCATAAGCTCTGGATAATAGAATTCAAGCATACGTTTATTTATTCTCCAATCTCCCTGAGTTACAATTTCTTCGTTATTATTATCTATATAACAATTACCACCACTAGATAAGAAAAATCTAAGCTCATGCTTTTTACCATTTACTTTTATAATTAATAATCCACCACACAAATTAGGATATTTACCGTTATAACTAACAAATTCAACCATATTTATTCTCCTTTGTTTAGATTGTAAACTATTGCTAAAGTATCGCCCATTGCACATTTTTCAGGTATCTTATCTATATACTTTTTTGCAATCTCAGGATAAGTCTGTAATTTCCAAATGGAGTAATATAATACTCATAATCCTCATCAAATTGACTATATTCTTCATCCATTAATATCACCTTATTCTAATTATTATATATTGAATTTATAGTTTGTTAAAGTTAGTACTAAATATACCACCTGTAGAAATAAATTTATGCTGTTGATATAAAGCATTAGTGTACGTTTTTAATATATTTAATGCTTCTTTTTCGTCTTTTGTTTGTAAAATTGGTTCTAAATCATAAGAGTTCTTAACATATTCTTTTAAAAAATCATATGTTGTATCATCTTTATTAATATATTTAACTTTAAAATCTAATAACTCATTGTCTTTTAAGATATTTTGAAAATGTTCCTTCCATATATTACCACTTACATAATATCTACCTTGGTTCTTGAAATAGTTTTCTTTAATTGCTAAGATGCATCTTAATACTATATAGTATTGTTTGTCTTTTTTATTGTAAGTTATTTCTAGAGTTTTGTGATAACCTAAATAACAATTATCGATAAAATCTTTTATTTTTATAGGCATTTTTCTCCTAAAAGATCTAAATATTTTATTAAAAGATAAATTTAATGTTTTAATATCGTTTGTTAAATTATCATCTTGAATTTTGATAAATGTTTTAATAACCATTAAACGCATATTTTTATTATTAACTTTCGATTGTTCAATACATCTAATTAAAGATGATTGATGTTCTATTTCTTGTTTTCTTTTACAATGTGGACATATTTTCATCTTACAAAAATATACTCGTTTAATTTTACTTGATTCATTTGTTTTATGAACAAACATATTGGCACATTTTTTAAATCTATCAAGTTGATTAGTTGTTAACAAAGGTTCTTTTAATGATTCCATTATAGTGTCAATCTTAATAGATTCATTTAAAAGTCTTTTCCATTCTTTATTATCTATGTTCGTATTAGGATTCATCAATATCACTTCTTTCAAAAAAATTATTAACTATATTATTTATGATTTTTATATCATTAGGAATGATTTGCTCTTTATACTTAGAATAGTTTCTTTGAGGAACTTCTAAACATATTATTTTGTCTTCAAAAATTTCAAATTCTAAATAACTATTATCAATCAATTCATATTCCATTTGAGTAGAGTTATTTGCAGTAGGAAAAATTTCTGGCTGTTCTACTATATTTTCTAAAATATTTTTAACTATAGAAATCAATTCAGGAGAAAACTTTTTAGCATTATTATCATTCCAATTATCTTTTAAATCACTAATTCCTTTTAATTTTTTTAAATTATTATATAACTCTTTTTTATACTTTAAAGACATATTAATTATCCTTTAGTTTTAATTTATACGAAAAATACCTCCTGTAGACACAAATTTATGTCGTCGATTTAAAATATTAATATATGTTCTTAACACATCTACTATTTCTTTTTTTCCTTCCATTCTCATAATTGGTGTTAAATCAAAAGCACATTTAGTATATTCTTCTAAGAAATCATATGTTATATCATTATTTTTATTGGTATAATCAATTTTAAGATCTGATATAATATTATCTTTTAATTCAAATTGAAAACATTTTTTCCATTTATTGGTATCAACATAATATCTATCTTCATATATATAATTTTGTTTTATAGCGAATACGCTTCTTAATATTATATAGTATTACTTATCTTTCTCATTATAAGTTACTTCTAAAGTTTTATAATATCCAAGATAGCATTTATTAACAAATTCTTTCATCTTTTTTCTTAATGCTTTTCGTCTAGATAAACTAACAATATGTCTAAAAGATGAATTTAACAAATTTATATTATCTTCTATCTTATCTTTTTGAGTTTTAATAGATAATTTAACAGTTAAGAACCGTATATCAAAAATATTTTTTTTAAAATAATTGATAATATCAAGCAAGTAATATTGAGACGTTAAATTTTGTTTTTTTTTACAATATGGACATATTCTCATATTGCATGGATAATCCCTTCTAAAATTAGATAGTTCGTTAGCATCAGGAACAAATGTATTAGCACATTTTTTAAATTTTTTAAACTGATTTTTTGTTAATAATGGTTCCTCTAATGGAATCTTTAATGATTCTAATGCAGAAGCAATTTTTAGAGAGCCCTTTAATAACTCTTGCCATTCTTTTAGTCCTATATCCATATTAAAATTTTCCACTTTATTCACCTCTACATTCTAATACGAATTGCTTTATTAATGGATCATGAATATTGTTAATATCAATATTGTTATAATGTTTATTTATATATTTTTTTATTTTATCTTTATCACTATTATTAGTTGCAACTACGTATTCT